CTCGGCTTGCCGCAAAATTCCAATAATCTGTTCTTCGGTGAATCTGCTACGTTTCATTCTTGTGCTCCTATGTCAGGAACACTAACTTTTCAATGGCATACTTTTCGGGGGGAGGGTCACAAGGAAGGTTGCCGCAGCGTATCAAGGTTGATAACGGTCCAGAATTTAGCGGTAATGCAGTGGAGGCATGGGCTTTTGAACACGGCGCGCAGATAGAGTTCATTCGTTCGGGGAAGCCCATGGCTAATGGACACATTGAAAGCTTTAACGGAAAATTCCGGGATGAGTCTTTAAATCAGAACGTGTTTCTGTCCCTGCGCGATGCCCGCAGAACAATTGAAGCATGGGGCAGGATTACAACCAGCGGCGACCGCACAGTGCATTGAGCTGGCTGACACCGGCAGAATTTCGCGAAAACAATTTACCCGCAACCCATTGGGAACCACTAACAACAATACGCAGTGGGGTAATGTCACTTCCACGCTTTTCCACGGGGAAAGGATTCGTTTATAAACGAAGATGAAGAGAAGCAGGGGGGAGTGGCAAAGGCAGGCGGGGTTCGCTGCAATCATGGACTGGTTTCCGGTAAACCCATCCCAACTGGCACGGAGTAGAGAACATGATTCAGGCTTTTTTATTTGGAAACGAAAAAAGGCTGCACTTAAGTGCAGCCTTTTTCAAAACTAACCCCAGGGCTAGCCCCCTGTGGCATCTGGTGAGGTCTTTACTGTAACCTCTTGGAATCAATTGGCGTCCCCAAGGGGATTTGAACCCCTGTCGACGGCGTGAAAGCCAGTTTGTAACCCCACGTCACCAAATAAATTCAAGCCCTTATTCGTGCATAGCTGTGCAAAAAGTGCATGGCTATACACAGTGCGGTACACAGGACAGTACACAAAAAAAAGCCCCGCAACTGACCAGCTTGCAGGGCAAAGGCTATAACCATCTGGAGAAAAAGCTACCTGCTTTGGCTTCGATTGTCAAGGGGGTGGGCGCATGAGTTGCGTATCTCCTTATGCTGAGCATCTCGAACAATCGCAAGCTGAATTTACTGCAAAGTATCTTCAAGATGAATCCCCTGCACTGAAGGAAGAAATTCCGTCTTTCCGCTTATTTACACGCCAAGATATAATGAATCTTCCAAGCATTGATTGGAAGGTACAGGGCGTTTTTCCTGAATCTGGTTTCGCTTGCATTTATGGCGTGTCTGGTGGCGGTAAAAGTTTCCTCGCAATGGATATGGCCCTTTCTATGGCAGAGGGGCGGCGGTGGTTTGGTCTGCGCACAAAAAAGGCTGCTGTGACCTACATTGTTGCAGAGGGCCAGGGCGGGCTAAAGGGGCGCGTTATTGCGTGGGAAGAGGAAAACAAGCGGGAGTTGCCGGAAAACGTCCAGTTTGTGCTTGATGATTTTTATATCGGTGCAGACGTTGAAAGGCTGGCAAAGAGTATCCCCACTGGTTCCCTGATCGTAATTGACACCATGAACGCAGTTTCAGCGGGCCTTGCTGAAAATGACGCTGTTGATATGGGAATCATTATCTCCAATTGTAAGCAGCTCCAAAAGCTGACCTCTGGCCTTGTGTGCCTGATTCACCATTGTGGCAAAGATGCTGCAAAGGGGCTGCGGGGCCATACCTCTTTGATTGCAGCTCTTGATGCCGCCATTGAAGTTGACCGCCGGGGCAATAACCGGGTTTGGAAGGTGGTCAAGAATAAGGATGGACAGGACGGGCAAGCCTATAAGTTCACCTTGAACATTCGTGTCGTGGGCAAAGATGCTTACGGTGACGATGTTACGTCTTGCAGTGTGTTCGCCAGTGAAGAACCAGCACGGCAGGAAGTGAAGCCCCTTACCCCTGCACAGCGTTACGGCCTTGAATCCCTTGAAGCTGCCCTACAGGCTGAGGGTAAATCCGCTGTGCATGTAGATGTGTGGCGTGATCATTTTTACGAGAAGTCCACGGCAGACAGCCAAGAAGGCAAAAAGAAGGCTTTTCAGCGTGTCAGAACTGATTTGAAAGAGATCGGCAAAATCTTTGTTACTGACGACTTTTATTCGACCTCTGCCATTACCGGGACAGCGGGACATAAGCGGGACATTAGCGGGACTTGTCCCGGTGACCATTCCAGTGAGGGGCGGGACAACCGGGACACACTCCCTTTAGGGAGTGTCCCGTCTGTCCCGTCCCGTAGTGTGGGGGTGGTAGCATGACCCCCGGCATACTGGATTTTGTCCCGGCTGGAAGCATGAAGGCTAAAGGGCCGCATGAATTTGCTGGCCCATGCCCAGAGTGCGGCGGTGAAGATCGGTTTATCGTGTGGCCTGATAAACCTAATGGCGGCGGGTATTGGTGTCGTGGATGTGGAAGGCAGGGTGATGCCATCCAATATCTACGGGACTTTTGCGGCATGGATTATGCCGAGGCGTGTTCACTGCTTGGAATCAACAATATTGTTCGCGCTACTGGCCTTCCCCGCGCTCATGCTCTGGCCCTGCGGAGCAAGTTCCGTTGTGTTACCGGGACAAAGCAGGAATGCCCCGCCCCTGTCCCGGTTACGCTGCCAAGTGATGAATGGTGCAGTAGTGCGGCCTCATTCCTTGCCGAGTGCCAACGCGACCTTGAAACAAGCCCAGAAGCATTGCTTGCAATAACAGGGCGTCACCTGACCCCATACACTGCTGTGCAATGCGGCATAGGCTGGAACCCTGCTGATCGGTATGTGTCCAGAAGGGCTTGGGGGCTGGCAGACGTTACAGACAGGGACGGAAAGACCCACAGCAAGCTATTGCTGCCAAAGGGGCTTGTCATTGCTACGCAGCAGGAAGGGAAGATTATTTCAATGGCCGTCCGTTGCCCAGATGATAGACCTTCAGGGCGTGACAAATACCATCAGGTGCGCGGGGCTGCTAATCTTCCATATGTGGCTGGCGGTGCGGGATTGCCTGTTGTTCTGGTGGAGAGTGCGCTTGATGCCGCGCTGGTATGGCAAGAATCTTTTTGCACTGTCGCTGCCGTTGCTGTGATGGGCAATCGCAAGGCTGTAGACCTTGGCACACATGCCTTCATTGAAGCCGCGCCAGTGGTGCTTGCTACGCCTGACAACGATACGGGGGGCGGCACTGCGTGGAAGCTATGGCGTTCCATGTTCCCCCGCGCTGCCCTATGCCCTGCCATTGGAGCAAAAGACCTGGGCGAGATGCACAAGGCTGCCTTGTCATGGCCTATCAATGAGGATGTGCCAACATTGGGCGAGTGGCTACAGGCTGCGCTAGAGCATGTTGGGCATGTGGCCCGTGCTGCTGCATAACTGCCCGAAATGATACGCCTTATTGACAAGACACCAGAAGCGGCGATGTATCCCACTGGAACTATTCAAAAAATCTCTCTGAGCTGGTGACGTAAGACCGTGCTGGGAGGTCAGCTCAGAGTTAGTTCACTTTAGGAGCTTGAAAATGGGAATGAGAGGCCCCGGCGCAAAGCCGAAAAAACGCACTGACGCGGTTTCTAAGCCCCCAAAACGGGCAAGGGGTACTGCTGACTGGCGTAATGATAAATTGTCGATGCCTGACCGCGTAATAGCCTTTATGGAGGAGCTTCCAATCACTGCGGGGAAGCTGGCGGGGCAGCAAATGAAGCTGCGCGAGTGGCAAAAGGACTTTATCAAGGCAGTGTATGGCCCGCAACGCGAGGGGAAACGCCTTGTGCGAACTGCCCTTCTATCCCTGCCAAGAAAGAACGGCAAGAGCCAAATAGCGGCGGGCCTTGCACTGGCCCACTTGTGCGGCCCCTGCGCCGAAATGCGCGGGCAAGTATATAGTGCTGCAAGTGACCGAAACCAAGCGGCCATTATTTTCAAGGAAATGGTGGCGATTATTGAGCGCGTGGAATGGATGGAGGAACGGCTTAATATTCGCAGCTTCAATAAGTTGATCGAGGATGTGGAAAACGGCAGCACCTATGAGGCCCTTTCCAGTGATGCCCGCAAGGCGCATGGCCTTTCACCCTCGTTTGTGGTGTGTGACGAGATCGCCCAATGGCGAGGACGTGAGCTTTACGACAACCTTACCAGCGGCATGGATGCCCGCGAACAGCCTTTGGTTGTTTGCATTGGAACGCAAGCGGCTGACGATGTGAACTTGATGAGTGAACTTGTGGACTACGCCGGAAAGGTCAATTCTGGCGAGGTGGTGGACGAAACCTTTCATGGAACTGTCTACGCGGCGCCAATAGATGCCGACCCCTGGGCAGAAAGCACATGGCATGCTTGTAATCCCGCGCTTGGCGATTTTAAGGACATTCAGGGCATGAAGACTCAGGCAGAACAGGCGCAACGTATCCCGGCGCGTGTTGGCCCCTTCCGCAATCTGCACTTGAATCAGCGTGTTGATGCGGCAAGTCACTTTCTGAGCCGTGAGGATTGGCTTGCATGCTCTGGCAGTGTGGACGCGGCAAGCCTGTTTGGCCGTCCCTGTTGGGCAGGGCTGGACTTATCGGCAACAAACGACCTTACCGCCCTTGCCCTGTACTTTCCTGAAGATGGTGGCGCGGTTCTGCCCTTTTTCTGGCTTCCCGGTGACGATATTCGCGGGCTGGAAGATACGGCCCGCGTACCATATCGGGCCTGGGCAAAAGAAAACCTCATTGAGCTGACCCCCGGCAGGACTGTGGATTATCGGTATATTGTGCGCCGTTTAGCGCAAATCGCCGCCGATTATGACTTGCAGGGCGTAGCCTATGACCGCTGGCGCATAAAAAACTTGCAGCTCATTCTTGCTGAGGAAGGTATTGAACTGCCCTTGGTTGAGTTTGGGCAAGGCTTTAAAGATATGGCCCCCGCCGTGGATGCGCTGGAAGCGGCGGTTCTTGGCGGCAAGATGCGGCACGGTGGCAACCCAATACTTACATGGAACTGCGCAAACTGCGTCATTGAGGCCGACCCCGCCGGAAATCGCAAGTTGTCGAAGAAGCGCAGCCGAGAAAAAATTGACGGCGTGGTGGCCCTGACAATGGCAATCGGGCTTGCAGGGCGTGAAAAGAAGCCACAACAACTTGTTTTTGATAGTGAATCCCTCTTTGTGGTGGGGATATGATTTTTTTGCTTGCAAAATAAATTCGGTTGCGATAAATATAAACACAGGAAACGAAACAATGAAAAAGATACCAGAATTCAAAGACCTTTACACGAGATTGTTCACGATTGAGGACATCTCAGAAGTAACTCAATTGCCGCCGTCTACTCTAAGAACGTGGGCCACTAGGGGAATTGTGTCGCTTTCAACGTCTTACAATCCTGGGAAAAATGCTGGACGTGGTGAAAAATCACTTTATTCAGTTTATGACGCACTTCAATTCATTTTTCTAGGAAGAATGTCTAGAGATGCGCAGCCAGTGAAGGTAATTTCAGAATGTTGTTTTTCTGAAATACTTGATATTACACTGGAGAGATTGAGTGAAATTGCAGTAGGTATATATCATGGTGCAAACTATGACCCAGTTGAAAGAACAAATTCATATGAGCGTTACGCTTTTATTTATGAACGCGGCGGGAATCTCGTTATGACACAAGAGTGGCGCGAGTGGGCTAAGAACGGCGTCTATTCTTTTCACACCATTGACGTGATCGCAATGGCCGCAGCAGTCTTTTCCCTGTATGCGAGGAAAAAGGGCCTTGTGGTCTGATAGCGGGTTGCTTTTTTTTAAAGATTATAATCGCAACTGCGATAATAAGTATTATCAAAAAGCCCCGGCGGTGTTCGAGCACTGCCAGGGCATAACCCAAGCCTAATGGGAGGCATGAGCTATGAAAAGAATACGCATTATGTGGGCAAAAGAAAAGCTGAATACGTTGAAGGACGTTTATTGCCGTGTCCGGCTGGCGGGCAAATCTGGCAAGTTAATTGACGGCACGACCTGGAGCTTGACCGTACCTACTCCGGAGGATTTTGGCTTTAACTGCAAAGAACCCCACAGATATTTACAACTGAACTTTTCTAACCCTGTTGCCCGCGGTGCAATTCTCATGGCGCGGTATGCCCCGCGAACTCTGGCCCATATTGAGGATGATTACTTGCGCGGTATTGCATTGAGTAATGACACGCTGCGTAGGTACGGCCTCGAATTGGCCCAACCTGACGATGCCGACGCCTTCTATGTCCGGTTTACTCGTAAAAAATAAAGGAGATATTTATGCTTGCGGAAAATTGTATTGAGATACGGGATTTTATGACAGTTAACGGGGAAATGAAGACAGATGATGATGGGTTTACTTATCAATCAAGGGAATTTGCAGATATTACAATCCGCATTCCGAAAGGACGAACCCCTGAAGAGGCAGCACGCATTGCCCAAGTGTTTTCAGGTGCGGTAGTTAAGGCAGTTAGCCAAGCTACAGCGTAAAAAAACGTGTTTACGGCATTTAACATAAAAAAAGGGAATAACATGAGAACTTTGCTTGAAAGACGCTCCAAAATTGTTTCCGACATGCGGGCCATTACTGAGGCCCCTCAGGGTGAAGGCGGCGACCTGACCGCCGAGCAGCAGAACCTTTTTAACGCGCTCAAGGCCGAGCTTGGCAAGGCTGATGCCCAGATTGAACGCCAAGCCGTTTTGGACGATGCAGAGCGGCGCATGAACGGGGTGAGCATCACAGGAGATTCCAAGTTGGATATGAAAATGCGCAGCTTTTCCGTTATGCGGGCCATTCAGCACCAGCTTGGCACAAAGGTGGATGCTGGCCGTGAGCTTGAGATCAGTGCCGAACTTGCCCGTATGGAAGGCCGCAGCACTGACGGCATTTTGATGCCCTACAGCGTATTTGAACGCCGTGCTGACACCATTACGACCACAGCCCCCACGGCTGGCCCCGGTGGCAACCTTATTGGCACTGACCACATGGGAGGCCAGTTTATCGACATGCTCCGCGAGGCTAACCCGCTTACCGGGCTTGGCATGCGAGTGATGAGCGGCCTTGTGGGTAACTGCGAAATTCCGCGCCTGAAGTCTGGAACGTCCGTTGGCTGGTTTGGTGAAAATAGTGCCATTCCCCAGACTGATGCGCAGATGGACAGCATTACGCTTTCCCCCAAACACGCGGGCGCATGGACTGAATACAGCCGTAATATGCTGCTTCAGTCTAGCCCTGACGTGGAAGGGCTGTTGCGTTCCGATCTTGCCCAGGTGCTTGCTCTGGAAGTGGCCCGCACCGTTATCAACGGTTCTGGCACTGGTGCAGAACCCAAGGGCATTTTGAACACTACGGGCATTCTGGAAGTGGCAAAGCCCGCAAAGGAAATGGGGTACGTTCCGGCCCTTTCCTCTGCCCTGTTCGTCAAAAACGTGCCGAGCGTGTCTTTTATCGCCAACTCCGCTTTCAAAGGCACTGTGGACGACCTGCTGACCACTGACGGCTTGCCGATTGGTGATGCCGCTTTCTTCCGCAATTACCAGCACAAGTATGCCTCTGTCGTGCCCCCTGCCCGCGTGATGGTTGCTGGTGACTTCTCTCAGGTCATTCAGGGAACTTGGAGCGCGGTTGAAGTGCTGGTCAATCCCTACATGGAATCGGCCTACAAAAAGGGCAATGTGGCCCTGCGTATCGTGCTGACGATGGATGTTGCCATTCGGCATCCTGAAGCCTTCGCTACCTTCGAGGTGGCTTAAAATGCTTGGGCCGGACTTCATCCAGGAAACCGGTTCGGCCCCAGGCCGCGAGGTGGTCTCGCGAGTTGAACGCCGGAGGGCTGCGGATTTGTCCGTGGCCCCCGGCCGCAAACTTACAGGCTACGCAGCGGTTTTTGGGCAGGAAACACGAATTGCAAACTTTACCGAGGTCATTAAGCCGGGAGCGTTTACGGATAGCCTTAAGGGCCGGGATATTCTAGCACTGGTAGACCATGACCCTTCGCGGCTGCTGGCCCGCACCAAATCCGGCACATTGCGGCTTGAGGAAGATTCCAAGGGGCTGCGCTTTGAGCTGGACTTACCCGACACAACCGAAGGACGCGACCTTCTGGCCCTTGCAGAGCGTGGCGACATTGGCGGCATGAGTTTCGGTTTTACCGTGGCCCGATCTGGTGAACGGTGGGACGGGAAAAAGCGAGAGCTGCGAGCCGTTACCCTGCATGAGATCAGCGTGGTACATGCGTGGCCAGCATATCAGGGAACAAGCGTTGAACCGAGGGCAAGAAGGCCGCACCTTGAAGCGGCGTTGCTCTATTTGGAGACGATTTAATGAGCATGAACTTTTTGAAGCGCATGTTCGGGCGTTCTGAGGTGAGAAGTGGCTATGTCGATTCCGGCCAGTGGGCAATAAGCGGGAATCGGTCTTTTTTCTCCACTGGTGCAGTGAACCCCGACACAGCAGAAGCCCTTTCCACAGTCTTTGCTTGTGTGACGGCTATTTCAAGCGCAATTTCTGCGCTCCCTGTCCGTTTGTATCAGAATAATGGTAAAACGCGGCAGGAGGTAAATACGGGCGATTTTAAGGCATTGTTGCGAAATGGCCCGAATGCCTATCAAAGCACACCTGAATTTTTGGAAACTCTGGCGGCACAAATCCTGTTGCGTGGCAATGGGCTGATAGAAGTCACCCATGACAGGTATGGAACTGTTATTGGTCTGCGCGTCATTCCTTGGCATTGGTGCAATGTGCAGATGCTTTCTAATGGCCGTTTGGTTTATGACGTATTTGCACAGCCTGGCGTTTATTCGCCTGAGAATGGCAGGGCGCGGCGATTGCTTCAAGATGAAGTAATCCATATCCGTGACCGCTCTGATGATGGGGTAATAGGCAAGAGCCGCTTGCAGCGCGGTGCGGCAACGATCAACGCGGCCCATACGGTAAACGAGTTTTCCAACAATGTTTACCACAATGGCGTTGTTCCCTCTGGCGTAATCAGTACCGATGCAAAACTTGATAATGAACAGCGTAAAATCTTGCAGGGTGCAATTACTGCTGGTTTTGCCGGGGCAAAGGGTGCTGCCAAAGTTCTGATTATGGATCAGGGCCTTCAATGGAACGGCAACGCAATTGTAAGCCCTGAAGATGCAGAACTCCTTTCCTCGCGCAAGTGGAGCGTGGAGGAGCTTTGCCGCTTGTTTCAGGTTCCCCCGCCGATCATTCAGGACTACAGCCACAATACGTTCACCAACTCCGAACAGGCCGGCCGCTGGTTCGCTCAGTTTTGCTTGCTGCCATTGGTGAGCAAAATTGAGGCCGCATTTAATCGGGCCTTGTTCCCTGATGGTGAATATGAGCTTGATCTTGATATGTCCGGCTTTGACCGTGGCGACCCCGCTACGCGCTGGAATAATCATGCCATAGCGGCAACCAACGGCATTCTTACCGTTGACGAAATCAGGGAAGTTGAGGGGTATAGCCCGCTTCCCAAGAATGAAAAAATGGTTGGGGCTGCCTAGGGATGGGACTTGAAGAACTGCGGAAAGACTACGGCGACCCATTGACCGCCGCCGGGGTGGCGGCGTTCTTTGGGGTTGACCGAAGGACGGTGCAAAAATATCCTGAACGCTTTGGTGGCGTGTGGGTTGCACCGGGACGCCTGCGGTTCTTTGAAAACCGAATAAGGGAAATACTACATGCCAACGCGATACCCAACGAAAGACGGTGTGAAGTGGCGGGCCGTTGTGAAGATCAACGGGGCCAGAGTGGCGACAAAAATGTTCGGCACAGGGCAGGAAGAGAAAAGGGCAGCAATTCAATGGGAAAACGAAACCCGCAAACAATTTCTTCTGAAAGAGACCCCTACGGGCTTGCCGGATTCCTTGCAGTGGGCCAGTAAATACCTAGAATATGCCGAACAGAAGTATGCCCGCCAAACGTTCAAAGAAAAACATGCCGTGTTCAAGCTGTTTTTCAAGTTCACTCAAGAAACACGGCTTGACCGTGTAACCCCCAACATGGCTATGGACTACCTGAAAGAGCAGAACAAAGCCCGATCAGGGAATGCAGCGAACAAGGATAGAAAGAACCTTGCAGCGGCGTGGGAGTGGGGGCGCAAGTTTATAGATGGATTCCCGTCACTCCAAAACCCTTTCCTTGCCGTGCCGCAATTCAAGGCTGATAAAACCCCGCGTTATGTCCCTGCCGAGGCTGACTTTTGGAAAGTTGTCGGCGTTGCAACTGGGCAAGACCGGGCAATGTTGCTGGCCTTTTTCTTTCTTGGCGCAAGGCGGGGTGAAGTGTTCCGCTTGCGGTGGGAAGATGTGGACTTTTTGGCCCATAGGGTGCGGCTTGGGACGCATAAAACCCGTAATGGTGATATGCGCTATGATTGGGTTCCCATGCCTGAAACCCTGCGTGATGCCCTTCAAGATTGGCAAAAGAAAAGGCCATTCAAGACCGAGTGGGTTTTTTCATGCTTGGATGATTCCCCAAGCCAGCACCACAATCCCGGCGAAAGATACCGGGCGCGTGGTAGGTTTATGAAAAAGATGTGTGAACGTGCAGGAGTCAAGCCTTTTGGCTTCCATGCGCTGCGCCATTTACACGCCAGCTTGCTTTATAATGAAGGGGCAGAGTTGAGCGTGGTACAGCGGCAATTGAGGCACACAAATCCGAACACCACGGCCCGCTATTTGCGCAGCCTTGGTTATGAGGAAGAACACAGCCAGAAAGTGCTTGCTGTTTTGGAAGGCAGAGGACGGGGCAAGGTGATTCCTTTCCCGCAAAAGCAGAACCCCCAGAGTAGCAGCTCTAGGGGTTCGGTACACAGTGTCGGTACACAACTACCGACTGAACTCAAGGCTACGGGAGCGTAACCTATGGAAATCGTTTGGCGTCCCCAAGGGGATTTGAACCCCTGTCGACGGCGTGAAAGGCCGTTGTCCTGGGCCGGCTAGACGATGGGGACGCGAGTTTGGTTGGCTGGGCTGCAAGGACTCGAACCTTGATT